ATTGGATCCTGATATTCCATCAAAAGTCACTGGATTTTGAAACCCATCAGCATCTGAACTAGTCCAGATCGGACCTCTAAATCGTACCGTATCGCTGGTGTCTCTGCCATGACTTCTTTCATAAACATTAATATAAGAAGATCCTGAAGCAATCGTTGAAAAAGGATCAGGACCTAAAATAGCTAGAGCATCGTTTTCAGTTCTTGCAGGTCTTGCATTAGATAAGCCATGACCTTCTGCTCCAAATCCTCGTGGTTCTAATTGAGGATGTTTTGCTTCATATTCCGATTTATGAACCAACATGCCATTCCATTCTTTAACCATTTCATTATAGGGGAATTCCATTCCACTTCTATCTGAGATCGCTTTAGCGTATTTTCCTCTTGCAAATGCCATAGTTATCCGCTCGGGTAATAAGACTCCGGAGTTATATAAGTGCTTGTAGAAGATCCATCTTCTGCCAAGGCTCTTTTTAATTCGTCTTCATATAATAATTTTAATTCTTGCACTCTTTGTGGTGCAAATTTCTGTGCTAAATAAAACGATAATCCTGATGCCATACAAGGAACAAAACGATAAGGTATATCCGTTGCATCAGTATAAGTTGCATCAGCGTCTTGAATTCTTTTAACAAAGAAAATGTGAACGTCTTTTGATGCTGCTGTTGAATCGGGTGTTGGATATAAGGTTACTGTTGTTTTGTCTACTAATCGTTGAACAAAATATCTTGTTGGTGTTCCTTTAGATAATTTATTAGCGAGACCAGAGTAAGTTGATCTGTCTGTTTTTGTAAGAGCGGAATCTGCTTCTGATGTTGTGCCTCTACCTGTTCGGTAAGTTGCTTCTAAAACATCAGCAACACCATAAGTCGATGTTCCTGTGGTTCCTCCAGCTGTTGTTGCAGAAGTACCATCTCCCGATGCTCTGTAGAAAGTGTATTCAGCTTGACCTTCAACAAGATCAATGTTGGTATCACCTACTTCCCAGTAGTGCAAACCTCTATTACCCCATTCTTGAAATAAAATATTTAAAGAACGTCTTGCTGTTTTTAATTGATATCCCGAAACAGATTGTAAGCCGATTCGCTCGTAGGCTTCTTCAATTATTTCGTCTACAGCAAATGTTTTATCGAACGTTACTGTTCCGGAAGTAGTGTTAGCCATATGCTACCTCCTTATGCCGGTGTTTTAATAAACTCTGCTACAACTGTGTACATGTTACCGTCATCCGCTTGACTCGGTATCACAACATTAATATCACCGTTTGTGTTAGCATCTGTGCTTGGTGGTAATCCACCAAATTCTCTAAAGTCCCAATAACCTGTTCCGACTAAACCAAGCAAAGGTCTATCTCCATCTGAATCTTCAAAATCTAAACGAGCATGTGAGTCGCCGCCATCTCCAGAATCACATGCAAACCAAATTCTTTGCAAAGCTCCGAGTTGTGCAACACCTGCTACAGTACGTGCTGAAGAATCAAAAAATACTGTTGTACTTGTGCTACCGTCTGATTCTATAACTATTTTTATTACTACTCGTTTATCGTTTTCTTGTAGAACTTCTGGTCCTGTTATTGTATTTGCCATATTCCCTCCTTAATCAAGAATACTAGATGGGGCCGAAGCCCCATCATAAAGTTTATTTATTAGCCGTTATTGTAATCAAAAGCTGCGCCAGTGATTTTAATAACTAATTTACCTGCTGTGTAAGCAGCTTCAGTAGCTGTTCCACAAGTTAGGTAAAGATATTTTAGTGAAAGTGCCGCAAGTGTTGCTCCACCATCTGCTGATACATACTGACCTAATGCAAGGTCACCATTGTTTAGTATAACTGTTGGACTTGATACTGCTGCATTTTCTGCATCAGTAGCTGTCGCTGAACATACTAAATTAATATCTGGGTCTCCACCTGTTGGTGCTTCTAAACACGCCATTTCTACTTCGAATGGAATACCATTAACTCCAGTTGTTAGTTCTGCGATGTAAGCATTAGCTGTTCCACCATCAGTACCAATAACATCGTCAGCAGAACCACCACAAGCTAATCCACCGTGTAGGTCAATTAAAATAGTAGTGTAAGTTACCCCACCAATTTTATTAACAAATGTGTTAATTGCATCATCAGCAATACCTGATCCATGCGCATTAGGTGTAACTTTGAAAATAGTAGCTGCTGTACCTAAACTTCCATTGTTAGTACCAGTTGAAGTGCCTGCTGCTACAATGTTGTTGCCAGTACTAGCGACCTTTTCTACTTCCATACCACCTGCTGCTTTTATAACAGCGTAATCTACAAATGCTCCTGTAGTTGTGTTCTTAGTTGTTGCCTTAATGTCACCGTCCGAACGGACTGTTCCATTAAATGTTGTTGTTGCCATAATTATAATCCTCCTAGTTTGTGTGAATACTGTCTCTAGGCCGTCGACTATACCGCGTCAGTATTCTTTATAATTGTATAGTAATTTTTTATAGCTCTTTTTTTAAAAGAGCGCAAGGTATTCTGTAGTAAAAAATTGATTTTTTGATAGCGCTTAAGTGGCTATCGAAACTTCGGGCTTGGCGTCTTTAATTTGTTCAAGACGAGTAGCGTCTTCAAACTCTCGAGCAATAATCTGTTTAACAATTTCCTGAATTTTTTTATCAATATAAGACATATTAATATTATACTTGCCCTCCTTCAGGTGCTCCTGTTGCCACTCTAGTTCCAAGGACCTCTTTGTAGTGTATAGGTCTTCGGTCATCTGTAACCTCCTCATAGGTTATCCATTTACGATCTTTCCTCGTAAATCCATTAGATTCAAACTTTACCTCATTTTTTCCCAGTTTGTCAAGGATTGATTTTTCAATATCCTCAGCTGTATCTTCAGCTGAAACATTAAAATCAGCATAATAGCCATGATATCGAATCTGTACTCGGAAGTTTTTCATTGTGAATTTCTTACTTTATTAACGAAATGAGGCGGTTTTAAGGCCGCCTCATTAATTTGTTTTAGTTGCTATTACGCACCTGGTGATCCGAAGACACCACGCCAGTCAGACCAGCCGAAGCTGTATCTTTCTCTAGCTTTGTATCTAACGTTACCAGTTTCAAAATCGCCTTCCATAGCGGTTTTGATTGGTGCTCTAACAAAGTGTTTTAGTCCATTTGGTACATCTGTTTTAATGAACCATGCGTCTGTATCTGTTAAATAGTGATTAACCACATAACCTTGTGGGATCACATTCATAGATACAACAGCACTGATGTCATTATCAGCTGTTCCAGTTCTACCGACAGATTTTAATAATCTTTCAGCAGTAAATTGAAGCGCCGCAGGAACAATCATTTTTCTTCCTTGAGCTGCAATTTTTAAACCTCTTTCATCAGTCAGCGCAGCAATGTCAATCATTGCTTGCTCTAATGAAGTTTCGTTTAAATCTGCTGCAGTTGATAGTTCATTTTGCTCTGTACCAGACACAATTACGTGTGCAGTAGAGAACAGTTCTAAACCATCTCCGCCAGTGTATGAGCTATTAAATCCTCTGTTAAGGACGTTTGCCGCTTTAACTTGTTTCGCGTTAGCCATAGATCTAGCTAATGCTTTTGTATATCTAGACGCAAGTCTATCATACAAATTGTCTTCAATCGCTTCTTCAGTAATTGAAAACGCTAAAGCAAGCGTTTCATGCGTATAACGAGCCGTGAAAGTTTCAGTTGCTGCGTCGTAGTTGACACTTGAACCTTCCGGTTTTACACCCGCATTTCCGAATCCAGATAACATAACTTCTTCTTCAAAAGCTCTGTCTGAATTTTCTGTATCGAAAATTTGTGAGTGTTCGTTAGCATAGTTTTTGTACTCCAGGCCGAATAGTGCATTCAAACCTGGTTCTAGTTCTTTAACTAGTTGTGCTCTTGATATTGCCATGTTTTTATACTCCTATACTCCTGTTTTAAATGTAAATACATGCTCAGTTTCATTGAACACAACGTATGCGTTGCAATTTGCTGAACTTGTATCACTGTTGTCCGGATCTATTGAGATTCCGATTTGTTTGAACCCACCTGCAGTAGTATCAAAGTCAGAAGTATCTATTTCTGAAGTTGATTGTCCAGTAATCGTACTTCCGGCTACTCCTGTAAAGTTCCCGGTTGCAAAATTTAGGGCTGCTGTGCCAGTTTGATCGTGTTGTGCTTCAAACACAATATCTGGGTCCATGTATACGGAAGCTTTAATATCAGCAGCTGCTGTGCTAGCTGGATAGTATGCTTTCCATGTTGGTTTATTTGTGGTTGGATCAGTATAAAACACGCCACCGAAAACACCTACTTGTTGCACGTCTCCGGCTGCTGCTGCTGTAATCCCACCTGCTGTAACTGCTGTAACTACTTGTCCAGTATAAATTGCTGTATCGTAGTTATTAGCAATATTAGCTTCTTCCGTTCTGATTTGTCCACCCGCAAGTGATCTTGTAGGTCTGAAACCAAAAGCTGCGTCTTGATTTGCCATATTTACTCCTTAGTTAATATAATTTCGTTGGGTAAGAATCGCTAATAAATTAGTTTTTCTTAGTACCACCGAAGGTTACACGGGACTGCCTTTCAGCATTGATCGGCATTCCTGGGTGCTGTTCCTTCATAAGATCGCTTTCAACCGCGTCGTCTCTATCTTGAGTAATTTTTCTAAAATACTCATCGCGCGCTTTGACGATCTCTTCTGGTATCCTAGCCAGCAATAGGCCACCAACTCCGATTACCCCTTTGTATTTGCCTTCCGTCACCACTGGATATTCAGATCCTTGATATTCATCAGCTCTTACGAGCTCGTATCCTGATCTTAATCGGCCGGCTATGTTCTTTGTATCTGTAAAGCCCATAGTTTCAGCTCTTATCCACCTGTGATGAAATCCTGCAGGCGCAGGGGGTGCATCTAAAGATGATGGGGGAGTCCAAACTGCTTTTTTAATAGTTTTTTCTCTAGTTTGGCTCGCACGGGAAGTTTTAATTTTTTCGTCAATCATATGCTTATACCTCCTTCATGATTTTTAATTGTTTCGCATATTCTTCTAGTGGCACACCTAATTTTTTGGCGATTGCAACTTCAGATGATGTGAGCCTGATAGTATTGCGAC